TCGGGGTATATTTACGAAAAGCATATCCTGATAGTTGGGAATCCGAAATACTACGTTACAACATGGAGTACTTATCTCCACCATTGCCATTGCCGGAGGTCAACATAGTTGCCAAGCAGGTACAGCGTAAAGATTATGCTTACAAATGCACTGACGCTCCGATCAACGCCTATTGTAACAAAGAGCTATGCCGCACGAGGCAGCACGGCGTTGGGGCTGCGGTATCTGGTGCCACTATAGCCAACCTACGCAAATACAATTCGACACCACCTGTGTGGTTTATGGACGTCAACGGCGAGCCTTTGGAGCTAGACACAGAAGCCCTGATGAACCAAATGACCTTCCAGCGGGCTTGCATGGAGCAGCTTAACTTTATGCCACGTTCGGTCGCCAAACCGCAGTGGGAAAGTCGGATAAGCACGTTGCTCACGGAAATGCGGGACAACGAAAGCGCGATCATCGAAGTGGCACAAGACGCTAGTATCAGCGGTCAGTTCTATGATTACTTGGAAGAGTTCTGCCGCCATCTACAGCAAGCGCAGGACAAAGAAGAAATCCTTCTCCGCCGCCCATGGACAGATGAAGAGCGGGGCCTAACTTATTTCCGCCTTAAAGACTTTGAAGCTTTTCTGCGTAAAAATAAGTTTTTTGAATATAAATCACATAAAATCGCCCAGCGATTGCGAGATATTAACGGAGAAAGCGTGGTTTTGAAAATTAAGGGTAGAGCAGTGCGCGTTTGGCAGATACCATCATTCGATGTGGCAGACGTTGATATTAATCCTCCGCAATTTGTTTCTGGTGCAAAAGGGTCGGCATTTTGAAGAAAAAGAAACGTTTTTCAGAGCGCAACCAAGAAATTTATAATCTCTGGGCTAATCAGCGCATGACATTTTCAGGTATCGGTCTCCGCTATAACCTCACCCGTGAGCGTATTCGACAGATAGTGCGAGAAATAGAGGCGGAGAATGTTTAGGATATTTGGACCGCCCGGAACAGGCAAAACCACTACCCTGCTAAACATGGTCGACGATGCCCTAGAAGCGGGTATACACCCCAATCGCATTGCTTTCCTAGCCTTTACTCGTAAAGCCGCTAATGAGGCCAAGGAACGCGCTGCGGCGCGATTTGGGCTTGATCCTAAGAAAGACCTCATCTTTTTTAGAACACTGCATTCGCTGGCGCTAACCTCCACAGATATTAGGCCAGAACAAGTGATGCAGCCGGTGCATTACAAGGAGCTGGGGAATGCTATCGGGGTGAGTCTAGTTGGCGCAAACCACGACCAATTTGAGGACATAACAACTACCGCAGCTAGTGATCCTATTCTTGGTCTGATTAACTTAGCGCGTATGCGTAAGGTGTCTCTGCGGGACCAATATAACCACAGCAACATTGAACCGGATTGGAACACGGTTAACTATGTCGACAAATGTTTGCGTGAGTACAAAGAAAAGATGGGCTTGTATGACTTTACAGATATGCTGACAGAGTTTGTCCGTCAGTCTGATAAGTATTGCCCCGACTTTGAGCTTTGCTTTTTAGACGAAGCGCAGGATTTGAGCGCCCTACAGTGGGACATCGCCCATATCTTGGACAGTCATTCGCAGCGTATGTACGCCGCAGGCGACGATGACCAAGCTATTTATCGGTGGGCTGGCGCGGATGTGGACCAGTTCATCAACTTACCGGGCGGATCGGAGACGCTGTCGCAGTCTTACCGTATTCCCCGGCAGGTACATGAAGTAGCGGAAAATGTCGTGCGTCGCATCGCCAGAAGATTTCCGAAGAGGTATGAACCCAGAGAGGAACTCGGCAACGTGACGCGAGTGAACACTATCAGTGCGCTCGACATGACGCAAGGATCTTGGCTCATCCTATCGCAGGCAGGCTACCAGCTACAGCCCGTGGCTAACGACTTGAAATCAAGCGGTTATTTGTTCACCTACCGAGGCCACCGGTCTATCAGCGAAAAGATTTCTGACGCAGTAAATGGGTGGGAGCAGTTGCGCAAAGGAAAAGAAATTTCCGGTGAAGTCGCTCGCAAGATTTACAGCTTCATGTCTCTCGGCAATCGCATCACAAGAGGTTTCAAAAAGCTTCCGGGTGTGCAAGATAACGATCTTGTGAACATGAAAAATCTTAAAGAAAACCACGGCTTGCTTGCGACTTATGATATGATTTGGTCAGAAGCGATGGATAAGTTACCAGAAACAGATCGGGCTTACATCACAGCGTTATTACGCCGTGGTGAAAAGTTCAATGGCATTCCCCGCATCACAGCGTCCACGATCCACGGATCAAAAGGTGGGGAAGCAGATAACGTCGTGTTGTTCACGGACCTCAGTCCTGCGGCAGACGAAGAAATGCGGATTAACCCAGATGACATGCACCGTGTGTTTTATGTTGGCGTCACGCGGACCAAGCAAAACTTGTACATCGTCGACGCAGAAGACTTATCGAGGAGTTACGAACTGTGATCTTGAGAGAAGGGATTGTTAAACGTATCCATATTAACCAACACAACATCAAGCATAACAACAAAAACCCGGATGATCGTAAACCGGTAATGACTGTTAAGCATTCAAGAGGAAATGCTAAAGGTGACTTTGTTCAGATTAATGGTCCGAGCTTTGTCATGTATAGCCCAGAAAAACCATTATCGTGCGGCGCACGTGTATGGATTCAAACCGAAGCAGAAGTGGAGATTTTCGATGCGTCGTAACGAAACGATCCATGCCGCGAAAGAGCTGATAAACGGCGACCGCGCAAAAGACTATGGTGATGCTTACGACAACCATATCCGTATCGCAGAGGGATGGAACGTTATCATGCGCGAAGCTCTCAAGACGCACGGTCATCTAACCCCGGCCCACGTCGCTCTGATGATGGACTGGTTAAAAACAAGCAGACTTCTTACGAATATCGACAAGTTTGATTCGTGGGCAGATAAGATAGGATACGCAGCATTAGGTGCAGAGTTTGTGTTTCTCGATGCGCGGACCCCGGAACAAGTAATAGAGGACGCACGAAATGGCAAATTTACAGATGGCAATGTTCGCCCAAAAAAGTGAATTGGTTCAGCTTATAGAATTACCGGACATCACGTCGGCGAAGAAAATAGCAATCGACGCAGAAGACTTATCGAGGAGTTATGACTTATGAACTGTTGGCACTGCAACAATGACCTAATCTGGGGCGGCGATGATTACGAAGAAGGCGAGGAAGGAACGACCTACATAGTGACTAATTTATCGTGCCCGGAATGCAAAAGCTCGGTCCTTGTATATTACCCGATTCCTGACGACCAAGGGGTTAAAAATGTCTAGCTTACAGATGGCAATGTTTGCCCAAAAAAATGAATGGGTTCCGCCCATAGAATTACCGGATATCACGTCGGCGAAGAAAATAGCAATCGACGTTGAAACAAAAGACCCGAACCTCAAGCAAAACGGTCCCGGCTGGCCAACTAATGATGGCTACATAGTCGGTTATGCGGTTGCCGTTGATGGCTGGTCAGGTTACCTGCCAGTCAAACACCTCGGCGGCGGTAACTTAGACGAAAAGATTGTCGGGCGGTGGCTGAAGAAAGTCTTCGAGTGTCCTGCTGACAAGATCATGCACAACGCACAGTATGACTTGGGCTGGATCAGAGCGTCTGGATTTGAGGTCAAAGGACGAATCGTCGATACGATGGTGGTAGCTTCGTTGCTCGACGAAAACCGGTTCAGCTACAGCTTGAACGCACTTGCCTACGACTTGCTCAACAAGACCAAGTCGGAGAAAGCGCTAGTCGAGGCCGCTCGTGAATTCGGTATCGACCCGAAAGCTGAAATGTGGAAGATGCCCGCCATGTATGTCGGACCCTACGCTGAAGCTGACGCCGAACTGACCCTCGAACTCTGGAATTATTTCTCCGTTCAACTTAGCCAAGAAGAACTTTGGCCTATCGCGAATCTCGAACTTGATCTCCTCCCATGTCTCGTTGACATGACCATGCGAGGCGTCCGTGTCGACGTCGACAGGGTAGAGCGAACGAGGGATGGTTTGCTCAAGAGAGAAAGGGAAGTCATTAAGAAGATTAAGAACGTCGCTGGCGCAGACGTTGAAATTTGGGCTGCGCAATCGCTGGCGAAAGCGTTCGACAAAGTCGGAGTCGCATACCCAAAGACAGAAAAAGGCGCACCTAGCTTCACTAAACTTTTCCTGCAAGAGCATCCACATCCGCTCGCACAGCTCATTGTCGAGGCGCGGAACTTGAATAAGACATCCGGGACTTTCATCAACAGCATCATGAAGCACTGCAACGCTGATAATAGAATTCACGCTCATATTAATCAAATCCGCTCCGATGATGGGGGTACAGTTTCGGGACGCATTTCCATGTCCAATCCAAATTTACAGCAAATCCCGGCCCGCGATCCTGAGCTAGGTCCAATGATTCGTAGTCTGTTCTTGCCGGAAGAAGGCGAACAATGGGCAGCTATTGACTTCTCGCAACAAGAACCGCGAATCTTGGTACATTATGCACATGTATACGGTAAAACGCGAGGATTACCGCTGGAAGGAGCAGCAGGGTTCGTTGAAGCATACAACAACGATCCAAGCACTGACTTCCACGACATGGTGGCAGAAATGGCGGGTATTCCTCGTAAGCAAGCGAAGACGATCAACCTTGGAATGATGTATGGCATGGGCGTCAATAAATTGTCAGAACAGCTCGACATAACCGTTGAAGAAGCCAAAGCTATCATCAAGCAATACCACGACCGGGTTCCGTTCGTGAAGGGACTTATGACTGGTGTCACAAACCGTCTGAACGAGAAATCGTCACAAGGCACACTGCGCTCGCTGCTTGGCAGAAAGTGCCGCTTCGACTTGTGGGAGCCCGACACCTTTGAGATGAACAAGGCGCTGCCATATAAGGAAGCAATAGATGCCTATGGTCCTACCGCCAGACTGAAGAGAGCGTTCACATATAAGGCGTTGAACCGGTTAATCCAAGCATCCGCTGCGGACATGACCAAGAAAGCCATGGTCGACATCTACAATACCGGTCGTCTCCCTCTTCTGCAAATTCATGACGAAATCGCTATGTCCGTTAAGACTGTTGACGAAGCACATCAAATTGCTAAGATCATGACTCAAGCTGTTCCCCTCGAAGTACCTTCAAAGTGCGACATTGAAATCGGTGTTTCATGGGGAGAAGCTAAATAAGTTATTGGTAGTCACGTTCGTGGCTATTACCACCTGAACCCCGTTCCGGCGGGGTTCTTCTTGATTTCTCGTATATTCTTCTATAATATCACAGACATGATTGCCCTGAAATAACATTGGAGAGATTAATGGACACAACCAGATGGAAAAGCATACTCGTGCCGCGAGAGGTGTACGAAGAAATAAGAGAAATGTCAAAACACCAAGGCCGCACTATCGGAGGACAACTCCGTGTTGTTTTCGATTGGTACCGAGATAAGAGTGATTCGGGAGCTTTGGATGAAAAACCTGAGGATTGAAGAGCCTGATGAAATTCATAACTGTCTTATGAAAAACTGCTGCCCAAGATGCTCGCAAGAGCTGCAAGTTATTGAAAAGACTGAAGAAAGTCTAATACGTCGTTGCCAAGCCTGTAAACTCGAAATACGCGATAAGATGCCAGAGGCTGAATATCCTTACGAATAATGACAAAAATAAATAAAGGAATAATATGACGAAAATAAATAAAGGAATAATGAGCAGCAACTCTGTCGAATGGGAAACACCGGATGATTTTTTCTCTGAAGTTAGCAGATTGTATGGACCGTTTACGCTTGATGTATGTGCTACCGACGAAAATAAAAAATGCAATAAGTTTTTCACCAAGGAAACGGACGGGTTAAAGCAGGACTGGTCCGGCATATGTTGGATGAATCCCCCTTACGGTAGAGAAATCAAGGCGTGGATGAAAAAAGCCTACAACGAAAGCCTACGGGGT